ACCGAATTCGGTCAAACCAGCTACGTTGATAACACCGTAGTAACGGTTGTTAACCATCTTCTTCGCGTAACGGGTCATGATACCCTTGATTGGCGTGAAGTTAAATGGATTGTACATAGTTGGAGTCAACTGTAAAGGTACATATGGTGCGTAGATGTAACCAGCGTCTAACAAAGACTTACCTTTGTGACCAACGATTACTTTACCTGCTGGTAAGTAAGGGTCACGGTAAACTTGGTAACGACCTGCCAAAGTACCTACTTTCTCGATACCCATGTTGTATGAGTCTTGCTCAGCACCTGCGTTTGAAACGTGGAAGTACTCCAAGTCATCAAATACAGCAGAAACTTCTGAAGATACAACAATCCAGTTAGCGCCACCTCTTAAGGTTGACTTGTGGATTTGAGCAGAAAGTTGGTTAATCTTGGTAACCAAAGTTTGGTTCCAGTCTTTTTGAGTGTAACCTACTAAAGTAGCACCGTTAGTACCACCATATCTCCACTCATTGTAGTCCCACTTAGCGTTCCAAGCGGCACCTTTACGAAGGTCACGAAGGATTTCACGGTCGATTTCTGCCGCAACTTGCTCAGACAATAAAGCTGTTAATTCAGCTTCAGCGTCGATGTTGTGGAATGCAGAAACGTCTTGTGCCAATTCTGGAGACCATTGTGCTCTTAGTTTTCTTTCTGTAACAGAAACAGTAACTGCTTCCAAATCGAAAGAAACCTCACCGATTTTATCTTCGAATTCTAATGATTCGTATCTTCTCCAAGATGCCGTAAACGTGTCACCTGAAGCAACTGTAGTACCAGTGTAACCATCTAATGAAGATGAACCGATAGCTGCTGGAGTTGATAAGTCTAATTCTAAGTAGATGATACCGTCAACATCACAGATGTCGTCGTACTTACCACCTGGACCTGCACCTGGGAAAGCTGCAGTAGCCTCAGAACCATACTGAACGATACCTTTACCGTACTTCTGAGTTACAACTCTGAAGTTATAGTAGTCAGAACCTTGGTAAGTTTCTAATGAAGCCAAGAAGTCTTCTGAATCCATTTCGTTACCGTCAGGACCGATTAATTTACCAGCACCTGCGTTAGAGAAACCTGATAATGCGAACAACAACGACTTAACGTTAGCTGTTGCAGCACCTAATACGTCTGCCAATGTAGTTGCAACCAATGCTCCTGAAACCCATTTTACTGGTACCAAAGAGTCAGTCAAACCAGTGTAAGCACCTTTCGAGTAATCGAAAAGACCTGCTGGGTCAGAGTTTGGAGTTTCTCCTTCGTAGAAACGGTCGTACAAGTTCTTACCACTACCGTAGTTAGAATCTGTAGTAGACGGACCGTTAGGTGCACCGAATGGTGCTACGTGAGTACCGTCAGAGTTTCTGTTCTGGATTTTAGGTACAAAGTAGAACAATTTACCGATTGGTAAGTTCATAGCTTGTACAGATACGATATCGTTAGCTAATAATTTAGAGAATACTCTTCTAACGATAGGAAAGACTACAGTTTCAAATGAACCTGAGTCAGAAGCGTTTGCTGCTTCGTTGATTAAGTGAGACGCTTGGTTTTCGTACAATTGTGCCACGTTTTCTTTTAAGTGACCTTTCAATCCGTCCAAGAAACCTAATTTGTCCCATTTGTTGATTGTGTCTTCTTTGATAACTTTCAAGTGCTTAAGACCGATGTTACCAACAAGACCTGATTCTAATAATGCTCCCATTTTGGTATTATTTTAATTTAAGTTTTATTTTTGCAATTTGCTCATCAAATCCTTCATTCTCAAGAACTGAGGATTTTCGTAAGTTTTGCTTTCAATAAGATTAGTCGCAGAACCTTTAGATGGAGACTTCTGTACTTTAGCCTTAACTGATTCAGTTACAACTGAAGAACTCTCTTTAGATTCTAAATCTTCTTTGATAATCTTGTAAAGACCTTTAGACTCCTTAATTGTTTCAGCGGAATCAAAACGTCTTAAAATGTTTATTTTTTCTTGTTTTGTTGTCGAATGCTCAGTGAACAGTCGAGTTGCATATGCTAGATTTGAATTGAAGACAGCAACTTCATTAA